GTGTGATGATGATACTATCATTCATTACACTGATTATTTCGAATATATCGCAGAAACTTTCCCTGGCTGTTGCGGAGCACCTGTCATGGCTCTAGATGCAAGATTACCTAAGAAGATTTTAGGCTTTCATGTAGCTGGTAGCTCTGGTAAGGGTTATGCTCAAGCAATAAGTTCAGAGGAAGTGTCTGCGGTACTTAGTGGTATCCGACCACAGTGTTTGGTTTCAGCACCTAATATTGACTCATTGGGTCATGAAGAGTGGAAACCAAATGCTGCGTTTAAATCATCTGGATACTACCCTTTGGGCAAGGTTAATCAGGCCTTGTTCACTGCTAAACAAACACAGATAAGTGAATCCCCCATTTTTGGATTGGTTACTGAACCAATAACAAAACCTGCTAATCTTGAAGATTTTATTGCAAAAGATGGAGAAACTTTGGTAAATATGGATTTTAATTTGGACAAATATTTTGGACCAAGTAATATTTATATTCCACCAGAGGATATCCAAATTTTGGAAGATTATGGAGTGCAGGCTTTTGCAATTGATGATGAAAATCAACACTTGATGAGGGAGCTTACTTATGAAGAAGCGATTCAAGGTATTCCTGGTGAAGAATACCTACCATCTATGAATCGACAAACATCACCTGGCTATCCCTACGTCCTGAAAAGGAAAGGTATGGGTAAGACACAATGGTTAGGTAAAGACGGAGATTTATTAGTTGACAATGAAGAATTGAAAACTGATGTTGAAAATTTACTTTGCCATGCATCACAAGGAATACGCGATCCCGTTGTTTTTACAGCACTGTTTAAGGACGAAAGAAGACCTATCAAGAAAGTTGATGAGGGTACAACCCGCATTTTTGCGGGTGGACCCATGCATTTTACTGTTGCGATAAGGATGTTTTTCTTAGGTTTCTGTGCAGCGTTTATGAAACAACGGATACGGAATGGATCTTTGGTTGGATCAGATGTGCACTCATATGACTGGACTCGGTTCGTTAAATACTTGAATGAAGTTTCAGATGTTAATGAACCAAATTTTCTGGCGGGCGACCATAGCAACTTTGATGGATCTTTGATTCTTCAAATGCTATGGGTTGTTTACCGGATTATAGAACGATTATATGGGCGCACAAATAATTTGACCACTTATGTTCTGTGGAGTAGTATATGTAATTGTGTTTTGTTGTTTAAGACGTTATTGTTTATGTTGACACATTCACAGCCGTCTGGAAATCCATTGACTACAATTATAAATACTATTTATGGTCGTTTATTATTTTTCTACACTTTGTTACTCTTGTTACGAGATATTATTAAGAATGGAGATGATGACCAAGTTGAAAAAGCTATGGTTATTATCAAAAATATCGATAAATATTTTCGGGCTGGCATTTACGGAGATGACATCGCTGCTGTGCTTAGTCACGATTTACGTGGATTAGTTACACCAGATGATGTTACTCGGAAAATGGCAACACTCGGACATAAATTTACTGATGAACTTAAGAGTTCTGGAAAACAGGAGTTTAGAACATTACATGAAATCTCGATTTTGAAGAGAAAATTCGTTTTTGAACCAACTCTGAATAGATGGTTTGCTCCTTTGGAGCTTTCTGTCATTTTGGAGATGTTGAATTGGGATAAATGTAAGACCAAATATGAAAAATATGAACAATTGACACAGAATATACAGACTGCGTGTGTGGAATTTGTTTACCATGGAGAAGGCGCTTTTAATTTTTGGACTAAGAAGATAAGACAAGCTCTTCGTGAGGCTAATCTTGAGGGAAAAGTTAATATGCCAATGTTGACATATGATGATTTCCTCACTTTAGTTACTCGAAGAAACTTGGGTTTGAAATCTAAGTTGAATAATTTTGTTGATGACTTCATGCCGTGGTAATTATGATTGTATATATTCCATTCTTGATGATAGTTGTAATCACTGAATGGAGGACAATCGCGACGTCGAGGGGTTTTTACCCCTATTGTATATTTGTGTGCGACGATAAAAATAAAAGCTAAATATACCAACTGTAGATAGTATATATTGATACGAATATGCTATTGAATTTTAAAGTATTGCCGAAACTACAGGAAATGGAAATATGGAGATGAGGAGTATGATGAGATCAGCCGGAGGGCCTTCTGCCACTGGCGCATCATTAGCTTCAGATACTGCTGATGAGCAGATTTTAAAACCGGAACAAATTTTGACCTTTCAGGAGGTAACGGCTGTTCAAGAACAGACTTTACCTGCTGAGACCGATTTGGAACAAGAAATTAAAACAACTGCGATAGAAGGGAGAGATCATAACATCAAGGATTTCTTAGAGAGAGTCTATAAAATTGCCGATGGAGTAATCCCAGTAGGGGGAACTTCAGGCGAAGTTTTAGACACCTTTATATTTCCTGATATTATGTTGGGCTTGAAACAGATAGCAAATAAGATTTCTGGATTCTACACCTTTCGTGCTTTTGTAGAAGTGACTTTTGTCCTTACTGCACAACCAGCACAATTGGGTGGACTCCGTCTTACCTATTTGCCTGATGTAGATACTGACCAAGTAGCGTTGCGTGCTCAACACTACTTGCAATTATCTCAGGCTCCACATATAACGATTAACATCGCGAAGAACCAAAATTCGTCTATCACTCTTCCTTGGATTTCACCATACACCCATAGAAATTTGGTAACTGGTGTTGGTCGGAATGGATATCTTATCCTTTCTAGATTGACACCAAGTGCCGGGGGTGCTGTGAATTACCAAATGTATGCTAAGTTCACGAACATTTCAATCGAATATCCAACAGGTTTGGATACTGCGGAGGAAGCTGTTCTGAGAACTAAAGAAAAAGAGCATACAAAGGAATTTGAAGATATGAAAGCTGAATTGGCTGTACTTCGTGATATTATGAAGACTGATAAATTTGTCGACATTCGTACTCAGGGTATATCTGAGGCAACCGGATTTTTAAAGAGTGGAGTGTTATCCCAGACTGCAGGTGCAGTTTCTGGGATAGCGAATATGTTATCAGGTGTACCGGTAATTGGAAATATAGCTAGTGCTGTAAGTCCTATTGCTGGTGCTCTTGCTAACATTTTCTCTTCATTTGGCTGGTCTAAACCAGTTAATGATACACCCCCTTCCTTATTTAAACAAATGCCTGGTGTTTCCACTGTCACTTCTGATGGTGTAGCCAACTCGCATGAGTTCACTGTATGTACAGGTAATACTGTGCAAACAGATGACGGTTCCTATGGATCATCCCTGGATGAAATGTCGATTGATTTTATTATGCGTGCCCCAAATACGATAGATATTTTTCCAATATCTACTGAAATGCCTGCTGGTACTGTACTAGCAAGGTATAATATAGATTTGATGAAGTATTTTCTAGCGGCAGGTCCAGGCTTTACCAATGTTGGTTCAGCGTGGTACATGTCGCATCAAACTGCAATTGCCACCCTTTTTAGATATTGGATGGGCACTTGTGTGTTTGATTTTGAGGCATTCATGACGAAATTTCATAATGTTCGATTGCGTTTTGCTGTAATCCCAGGTGCTACAAGCTTAACTGATTTGTCTACTGTTACCATTGATGATAATAACTCTTCTGTTGTTGTTTTCGGTGATACAGTGACTTATCAGGCTAAATGCCCTGAGGTTGCCGCGACTCCTTTCCTTTTTGTCGCGGGCGTCAATAACGACTTGGCACCCACAAATGATGAAACGTTGACTTCTATTGGACAGATTGTTGTATTTTTGGAAGTACCTTTGAAGGCTACATCCGAAGTTGCACCTACGACTGTTTATGTGGAGACAAAGTTTCACGCGACAAATGTCAGGCTTGGTTACCCAAGTCAGTGTGGATATCGACCCGTTAATACGTTACTAGTTTCTGAAATTGAAGAAGAAGATATAATCCGGACTCAAGGTTTGTCGACTGCTGCTCTTTACCCTGGTGGTGAATTGCCTGGTCGTTCAGACTTGATGGAAACAGGAAGTTTGGTGGGTATCAATTCTGATGGTCCGAAGCCTATGGGTGGAATATTACATTCTACTTTTGGTGAAATGGTGAAATCAATAAAACAAATGATGTTGTCTTATCAATATTTTGGTATTCTTACCAACATTCTTGATTCAAGAGGTGTTTCTGTCGATGTGGGTTCAGCCCGATTACAAACTTTGGGTGTAACTCCGCCAGATCAAAATGCAGATATAATTGATGCTTTGATGTCCATGTACGCTTTCACAAAGGGAGGTTTTAATCTCCGTGTGATAACGTCGCGGCCAGACAAGCAATATTTGACTGCAATTTCACCTTTTACAACAATTCCAAGTAGGTTGTTTTATACAGTCTCTAATGGTGATAATATGGGTAGACGTTATCAACGTCAAGTCCCAGTTATCCCAAACTTGGAAGGTTTAATTGACCTTCGTGTGCCTTATTATCAGGGCACTCATATCACCAGGGTTTCGTACAATACGGATTTCCCTGAAAACTTCTTGGAACGATTTCCAGTTGTTATGACATTAAAACCTTATACTTCGGTACAAGATTTGAATGCCACATCTGATTATGGTTTCCAGCGTGCAGTGGCCGATGATTTTTCATTAGGTTTTCTGTACGCACCCGCACCTATATCTGTCTCTTACAATTCAGTGCTAGACTGATTGATTCTTACAAGCAGAGTTTTACACCTCTGTGAGTTCATGTTAATGAATGGTCACCCTATTTGAACACTAGGGTCCTCCGAATCAATCGGGGGTTCAGTTCATTAATTTAGAATCGATCAAGTTTCGCTTGTTCAGGTTTTAAAGCT